TACTCATATTACTTACCCAGAATCTCAAAATGTGGAATCAGCGTATACGGACCGCCTACACTGGTAATCTTAAACACGTTGTCCTTGTTCTCATTCATGTACTGGTAGAATCCATTCCGATAATCACCATCAGATACCGTTCCACCAGTCCACTCACCCTCCCAGAAGAATGATTCATCTGAGAATGTAATAGTGTCTTCCAGAGCGTTGTTAATCTGCCTTTTCCACTCTTTAACTGGCACCCATGGGAGAATCTTGCCATTCTTGTCAGTAATGGTTATATCGCCATTCTGAACAGTATAACGAATGTGTAACTGTGCGTTGTCAGTTGCGTCTGGTCCGTACTTTTTAAGAATTGCCCCCTTGTCCGTAATGAGGTCAACACCGGATAAAACATGAGGATACCAGTATGCATCTCTTATTGTGGCACTTTCGTAATAGTTGAAAAGTGTAATTTTAGATGAATACATGATACCCTCCTATCCTTCACATATTGCTTTTGAAAATCTATCAGAGAATGATTTTATTCGGACAATATTGCCTTTGCACTCTTCCAGCATTTTCCCGTAAAAGATAATGCTTTCTGGGTGTAATCGTTCAATCATGGCATTGTAACCAGAAAGAAACAGTTCTTTCTTTTTCTTTCCGTTCATGCAACCAACAGAAGATACTGCAACTGTTCCGCCCTCTGGCTCCCCATCGAAACACCAATCGTAAGAATCCGGCGTGCTCCATGAGATTGTTGGAATCACGCGGCAACCATATTCTTGCAGATATGCACCTATCCAGTGTTTGCGGTAATGGTTGTATATCTGGATAGCTTTCGGAAAATCGGTGTAAGTGCTGAAATCTGGTGTTAGAATGTACCGGAATTTACTCAGCTTGTCCACGTACCTGTCTGGATTTCTCCATAGTGCGTCAAATTGGTAATCATCTAAAAAGAAATGAACAGCTTTCTCTTCTGGATTACTGCATTTTCCTCTGGCATAATTAAAACCGACAAATTCGCAGTTACCCTCGAACGCCTCAGGCTTTATCTGTGGTATACCATATTCGCCGACACCGGGGAAGATGCGGCGGTTCAGATTTTCGTAAGCTATACTTGTCTCTCGGTTTGCCATAGATTACTTCTTTCCGCTTCCAAAGAACCATGAATCAAAGTTTTTCATTCTGCGCTTTCTGGCTCTGTCATAAGTGGTGGTAGTACGGCTTGTATCGTGTAAAGCACTTATATCGCCTTTTTCAGAGGCCTTTGAAAATTTGTGCATTTCATCTCTCATGGCTGTACTGGCATTGATTAATTTTCGATGCTCTATAGCAAGCCTTTGATTTTTAAATAACGCCTCTGCGCTTCCAAGCTTTGCGATTTTCCTTTTACTCTCACTTAATCTGTCATTTATATAATTCATTGTCTTTACTGCTTCACTCTTTGTCTTGATTGACTTAAAGTAGCTAGTGTTTTCTGAATTAATGACTTTCTCGAGTTTACTGTCTTTTTTAACAGTTCCGCTCCCTCTTAAAGCGTCGCTTTTCTTTGAAGAATTAAAGTACACCTTCGCAATAAGCTTAGAAACTGGTTTCTCGTTACTTAACCCACTACTTCCGCCACGTCCACCCATAAAATCACTCTTTCTGCACTGTCTGCTTAATAACCTGATTCACGCCAGTTGCCGACAATCCGTTAAACATACCGACTGCAACTGCTGTTATATAGTCCGTTGCCGGGAAATCCGGGATAACTCCCATTCCGACCGCTCCGAGAATTCCACCAATAACCGCCATGATTACTGGAATCCATTCATCAGAGATTCTTTTTGACGCTTTACAGCCCATTCCTACGATGTAGCAAATCATAACGATTGCTATACATGAGCCTAATGTTGAAATGTCCATTATTCAGATACCTCCTTAAATTCTTCTTCAAACTCATCCTTTGTCATTGTATCGAAATATCCTTCTTCATCACACAAGACGTAATCCCCAGGCTCTACGAGTACCGAATCAGCCATTTCGCCATCTCTAAATGGAGCAGGATATGCGGAAATCTCAATGTTAGGTGGGTTAAATTTGTTATTAATTTTTACCGAATTGCCAACAAATTTTTCAATTTGAGCTATACCTTTAGGAGTGGCAAAACACTGAATAGCTTCAATTATAGTCGGTTTTATTCGTACATATTTCATACTCACACTCCCACATACAATATCGGTATGCCATCATCCGTCCTTACTCCCATCAGAAGCGGCAAAGCCGTCTTTAAGAGTAAGTCGTTCGTTTTCTGCGCATCTCCGGCGGCGGCATATACCGCGCTCCATTCTTTTGCACTCGCCCCAATCTGTTGAGGTGTTGCGTAAGAGATGGATTCACTGCCAGAAGATACAGATGTTACAATGCCTGTTGAGATGTTCCCGACATTTATGTCGGTTACATTTGCCGATGCCTGATTGATAGCATTCTTTTCAGCAAGCTCAATCTGATACATTAATTCAGCCAATGAACAGACTGTCTTTTTGATACGCTTCTGTGAGCGTTCGTTTGTTGGCAGCCCGTCCACCAGTCTGTTAAATGTCATCGTGTCTATAAAATCACTGGCTTTTTCTGCCAGTCGTGGAAAGTCGGTTTCTGGCACGACTGAACCGAAATATGAAGTTGTGTAAAATTCATAATCTGCATAAGCCATGCCAGTTACCTCCTGAGATCATCATTTTGCTATTACAGTCGCATGTCCGGCACTAAGTGCCTTGTAGGTGCTGTCACACTCAACCACCGTGATAACCTGCCCTGTTGCTGCTGTAATATCGGATTCGCCATCCCATGCGCTCCAGTTCTTCACATTCTGTCCGTAGTCTACGGCAGTCTCAGAAGATGCAACTTTGTATTTATATGCATTCCCTGCGTTTGCTTTTGCCGGAGTAATGGTTACTTTTGTATCTCCACTCTTACTTCCTGCTGCGGAGTTTACAGTGAGGGTTCCCAGTGTCTGAGTTGTGTCGATAGTTCCGACAGCAACAGCGTCAATATATTCTGCAAAGAGGGTAAGCCCCATGATTGCGAATGATTCAGACACTGCTGTGTGGTAATTGCCCTGTGTATGGAATCCGATCAGATTTGTTTCACCGGATACAGTATATACAAGACCCGCTTTTGCGAAATCAGATTCGTTCGGGTCAACATAGTACAGAACGATATTTTCAGCAGGTGTAGCGATTACTGTTCCTCTCGGAATTTCACTGTCAGACAGTAAGAAAATCGTATTGAATCCCAGGAAGTCTTTCACATACTGGAAGCCGAACTGGTTCTGAATAGAAATCCCAGCTGCTCCGATATACTCGTACACGTCCAGAATATTTACAAACCCAACAACGCCAGTTACATTTCTATGCATTTGTTTGAATTTGTTTTCTACACGACCTTTAGCCATTGCCAGAGCCATCTGGAAAGTGGTTTCCGTGAATGAGAGAGTACCTGTTTTCAGATAGTTGTAAAATCTTTCAGTAACATTAGTCTGAAGCTGGAAGAGGAATTCATCATCGGTCATCTGAACAGCGTTCTCGTAACCGTGATCTTTGATTGCTTCGATAGATACAGCCTTTGCGTATTTCTCGATAGTCATTTCTGCATAGGGTTTTTCTTTTACAACGAATTTGCTGTAAGGGATTTCCTCACCTTCACCAACATTTCCGTTCTGTAATGCACCCTCTGCATATTTTGATTTAAGAACCGCTCCGGGCGTCTTTTTGATTGGACGCATGATACCAAGTATTTCACGTAAGTGTTCCCAGTTTCTTTCGAATCTGGTAACAAAATCAATCTCACGTGCTTTTACCTGAATATCATTTGTCATAATAAGATTAGCTTTTGCTGCCATATAAAATCCTTTCTACCCATAATTAATTATTAAGGCATTGGGTTAGCGGCTATACTCTGGTGTATAGTCGGTGTAAAAAATCACTGGAATAACTGGATGTTCTGAGCAATTGCAGCCTGTCTCTCGGACGGGTCTTTGATCGCTTCGATATCTTTCTTTGTCATGCTTCCCGGTGTCTGCTGCTGTCCAACGTGAGTGGTAAATCTTGCCTGATTCTGCTGAGCCTGCTGCTGAGATTCATCCACAAAAGCGGATGCGTCAGACTGTTTCATCTGCTCAATCAGGTCGTTCAGCCCAAGGATTTTACCATCTTTCAGCTTCAATCCTGCTTCCTTGATGTCTGCCATAACAGACTTCTTAGCTGCTTCACTGGAAAATTTAATATCATCGAGTGCCGCTTTCAGAGCATCTGAGAAATCACGGTCGTAGATTTTTGCATTGAACTCTTTCTCTGCATCCTCGGCTTTTTTCTTCCATCCAGCAAGCTCTGTCTGAATGTTCGCCGGGTCGATACCGTCAAAACCTTTCAGGGTTTCCTCTGCTGTCTCAGCACGTTCTTTCCAGCTGTCTCGTTCTCCTTCGACCTTTAACAGAGTTTTTGCTACTTCTTTCGCATTCTTATAATGCTCAGAGAGTGCTTTCTTCACATCTGCCTGTTTGTCCTCCGGGATCTCGATTCCATACGATTTTAATGTGTCAATAAGTTTCTGCATAACATCCTCCTGGTCGTGTTTATTGACCTGCCGCCGCAGGTAAATGGATTAAGCCAGTTAGACCACTGGCAGGGTAATCGGAAAGGCAGGAATCGAACCTACGGCACATAGCTTACAATGCCATTGCTCTACCACTGAGCTACATTCCATGCCGCCTGTAACGGACAGTTAAAAAAACTGAGTTGAGTTTCACCTTTTTCGCTATAGCGTAAACCCACCTGAGACATAGACCGCCTGTATACAAACAGCTTAACTCTAAGCGGATTAAAGCGGAACGCCCGGAATCGAACCGGAGGCCAGAGTGCGACTCTGTCAGTTTTCCACTAGCGTACATTCCACACAACCCGGATTCCCGGGTTAGCAAGGTGTTTAACGTGTCATGCCTGCCACGAGTTGTTTCGGATATTTATTTCTTTTTTAAAAGAAAAGTATGAATAACAAAAACCTTAATCAAGGAGGTGAGCCATCTTGCGTGCCAGATGGCAAATACGCACGACAGGATTCGAACCTGTTCAACTTTCCGTTAAAGCGTGCGTACCAGCTACTAAATTAAAGGAAGGAGGATTAAAACGAAAATGTCAAAAACAACCGTTTTACTTGTGCTTCCTGCTGCACAATTACATTATAACAGATTTCTTTTAACTACCTCTCTACCACTTTTGTGTTTTTAGAGCATATCACGGAGTTTTTCTACGTATCTCTTGACAAGATCACGTTCTTCCCGGCACTCTGCATCCTTGGACATATCACTCATTTCTGTTGTAAGTTCGTCCAGATGTTCTTCCAATGCGGCGAGCATCTTTCTTTTGCAGTCTTCAGACTTGCCGGAACGATAGCTCTGTTTCTGTGTCATATAGTCGTCATAAGCATCTCGTCCGTCAGAGCGGCTGTAATGTCCTCTAACATAATGTTCACCACGTCTGGCATAAGAACTGCCCCGGTCGTAATCCGGCATCATTTTCCCGTCATTTGAGCTGTATCTCCCCATACTATCACGTTTTCTTCCACGTTCGCTGTAATCGTCATTGTATCCGCCACGCATCTCATCAAGGACAGTGTTGTAATATTCCACCTTTTTGTCCCAGTACTGTGTGTTCTTTATATCTTTATACATATCAATCAGTTTGTATGTCATTTCCAGATTTCCAGTGGTCAGTCCATTATCAGCGATTTTGGACAGTTCGTCTTCAATTCTTGCACATAAGTCTTTAACGTCTCTCATAATCGCACCTCCTACGCTTCTCTGGTCACAACAATGTTTGCGTTCGCAACAGAAATTGCCTGATCGCTTGTGTTTTCTATTGCGACATTAACGCAACATCCACAAGGAACGTCAATATAGATACCTGCGGACACATTATTGTACTGATTTACTGCTGCCGGTGTGGAAATCATCTGAGAAGAAAGAACCGGCTCACCAGATATTGCAATAGCCAGAGAGATAGCCCCGACAGTACCACCTGTCGGAATTGCAATATTACCAGAGAAGTCCACAAAAAATCTAGCCTTGCACTGGTTAGTAAGTCCTCTCAGCGTAATAATCCCGCTTCCCTCTCTGTGCTGAATACAGTTAGAGCCTTTGACTGCTGTGTTTGAAAATACTACGTTTCCATTTGCTGCTACAGTCTGA